TTTTTCAGGCAATTCCGGGCAGATTTCAAATTCAATGTTCATGTAGTCACTGTGAATTTCATAGGAGTCGCCTTTGATTTCTATCGGGACCCGGATATTTGCATAGACCAATTTCTTTTCCGACATTTTATTACAATAAATCCNTTGTGTCTATTTAATCTTTTTTTGATCAAGACAATTTAAGTTCGGTAGGGAGAAACTCTTTTCGAATACTTCGGCAAGCATTCACCGACAATTCTTCCCTTTTTTTACGGGTTTTACAGTCCAACAGAGGACGTTTTTTGGCCGTGTTTAAGCGCGAAGTCATGTCATTTTCTATTGCATCGAAATGCTGGACAATATAATCGAGGACTTTATTCAAGATAGCCCACTTGAAAAAATGGAGCTGTCCAATTGTCGTTTCGATTCGTTGGTTGTCGCTATACGGAATCAATATCCTTTCTTGCCGGCAATACGGATCGAACATTTGTTTCGAATAGCTGTCTTCGGTCGATTTGTAATTCGTCCATACAAAGAACCGTTTCGATTCGCCTTCTTTCGCACACGGTACATCGTATACCGTGAAGTTTTGTTTTGCATAATTCGTGACAAACCAATTCACCATGCGAATAGACAGTTTTTTTTTATTGATGACGATAAATTCTCGGTTGATGATCTGTTTCAATGTATTCAAATGCGTTTGATCTTTATAGAATTCTAAAAGATGGGACAAAAGCCATTTATGTTGTGTGTGCATTTACCTTTCGTTCTCTTTATATCTTTAAATCCTTCCGTTTCATATATAAAAAATATGCGAGGAAAATATTTATTATAAAAAGAGAGAATATACATGTCACAGTGGACTGAAATGATCGAGAAAAACTTGATTGCTATGCAACAAAACGCGAAAAAACTCGCCGAAAACTATTTAGAGAGATACAATTCGTTCAAAAATGTCACCACCTATTTGAACGTTCCTTTACTGCTCCTGAGCGCTCTGAACGCATATGTTATTTATGACGCCGATTCGTATAGCCGCGGGGTACAGCTCGGAAGCAGTGCGACTTCTTTGGGAATTGCGATTATTTTAAGCGGTGAATTTTTGTACATGTTTCGCAATAAGGTCGAGAATCATTTTCTGAAATATAAACATTACGAGTCGCTGGAACAATCGATACGTCAAACTTTGTCCGTTGACCGCTTGCATCGGATTATGGAAGCGGATGGGTATTTCGAAGAAACGTTTCGCCAGTATAAAACGTTGATTGCCGACGATATGTTTATCATGCAGTATCTCGGGAATTTGGGCATCCCGGAAGAAATAACCACGGAGGATATCCCTGATATCTTACACGATCACTGGAATATCTTATTTAGACCGACATTCAGACGGATTAAGCAGAAAAACCAAAAAGTAATGGAAGCGTTGAAATCTACTGGGCAAATGTTCGACTTGGAATGTCCAGATATACTGGAAAAGGAAGATGGTAAAAAAGAAGAAATGAAAAAAACATTCTTTTCATGGTTGTCTGCTATTCGAGGGGTTAAAGGAAAGGATGACGATACATTGGTTCCTGCTACTTCATCCTCTGATATTCCTATTCCTGTTTCTATTCCTGCATCCTCTACGGAAACTACGCCAGTTGTTACTACTCCACACGTCGAATCGTCGTTTAAAGAAGATGACGCTTCAACGGTAGAGATGTCGAACGTTTATCCGGAAAGCACTCAGAAGGTAGTGTATGAACCGATTAAACGGCCGGTTGCTGCCTTCGCGATGAGTTTCAGTCAGAAAATATAAATACAATAAATGGTTACTTGCATTTCAGTTTCTCCGGGAGTGTTCTGTAAAAATATCCATTGTATTGAATATCTTTCTCCATCGCTTTCGATAACGTCTTGTCGCTCATTTTTAATTGTTTCAAACAGTCATACTTACAAATGAATTCTTTTTGAAGTTTGTTTTCCAAATCGTACTGTCCGAGTCCGTTCTTGTATAGCAATGGCGGGCCATTTATTTCTTCCTCAAACACTCGTTGAAGTTCGGCATCACAGTCCTCATATATCTTATAGTAATATCCATTCGATAATGTGAAATTCTTTACTGGATTATCCAAGGCGGAATTCGATTCATAGCCGTTGCATCGCGCTGCGGTTTTTCTATCAAGGAAAACATTCACAATAGCCGTTTGTTCCTTGTTTATTTGGGCGATATATCCCAAGTTTTGTTCTCTGGTAGGTTTGGTAGGGGATATGTTTCCAACAACATTCGGATCGATTTCTCGGTCTACTAATACCCATCTGAATCCGCAATAGGCGGTATTTTCGACGACTGCTTTATTGAGACTCGGTCTTTTGATACGATTATCTTCGTTCATTAGTTCCGTCACCGTTTCATATACTTTTATCAGGGCAAGTGTTTCCGGGTTTATTTTCTGTAATCTCGGTCCGACTGTTCTTAATGGATCTTGGAACCCAGTGACTACTCTTGGCGGTGCTACGGGTGTCGGCGGCTGATTATTTGTCATTGCTGTCGTGCATATTCTTTCAAGATTGTCTAATTTCGCGTTTGTTTGTTGAAACATCTGTTTCACCGTTTGAATTAAGTCGTAGATTAAGACATTGTCGTTATTCCCCGATTTCATCTCAAATAACATTTGCAATCTATCAATTTCGAGCTGCAATTTCCCAGTGTCGTTATTGTTGAAATATTTGATATTATTTTCTATAATATTGATTAAGGTCTGATAAGTAAGATTTTTACCAATGAGTATGAGTTCTAACTCCTTTTCATGACCTTCCAACGTTTTACATTTATTCGGTTTTACATAATCATGTTCTTTGATGAATGTTTCGAAATCTCTGCTTCTTTCGACTGCGAAACAATCCAACAATACGCACTCTTCGTATTTACTTTTATGTTCTTTATATCTGTCTGCAATGCCTCTTCTGCTCTCCCCGATTTTGATAACATATTGTTTATTTTCCCATGATTTGACTTTGATGATATAAAAAATGGCACCGATTGTACCGTATTCTCTCAATAGTATCTTTTCTTTTTCGAGGACTCTTTGTTGTTCCAATTTAAGTTCGTATTCTTTTTTTTGTTTGTCTTCCAGCTGTAGAAACTGCTGCTTTAGCTCGTCACTTTCTTCTATTATTATTTCTTGTAACACATTTTCTAATTTGATGAAATATTCGTGGATTTCATCTGCCTTTTTCGTTCCTGCTTTCATACAAAACCTTTTGAAGGTATCCACGTTTAACATAAAAATTTCTTTATTATGACCGCCTTTAACTCCCGTTTGGTGTACCGAAAGAGCTTTTGTGTAGTCGATGTCTATCTTGAACTGTTTTTCCAGCAACATTTTTGCATTGACTTTTTGACCGAACCCTAACCATTTCCAAATACTATCGAGATCGATACGGAAATCTGTTTTATAGTCATAATTTAAATAGCAATAAAAGCTTGTTAGGAACAGTTGTTGTTCATACACAGAAAACTTTTGTTGAACTTTCGCAATTAGTTTCGACTGCGAGTTTCCGTTAAACCTGGTAATTGGATTGTTTTCGATGAGGGTTACGATATCTAAGCTCATCTTATAATGTAATAAGAGTGTCCTATTTATATTACTTTTAGCTTTAATAATATAAATCAACGAATGCTTTTTATATTCCCGTGGATTCAGGAGCAATCGACAATCGTAATAGATGGTTTATTTTAAATCCGTCATATTGGTTGTTCGTTTGAGTTGGTCATTGCTTTTGGTGCACCAAAAGGTATTTAATGATTTATTTGTATTTGTGGTCATTGCTTTTGGTGCACCAAAAGCAGTTTTCGCTTTATTCATTGTAATTATAAAAGCGAAAACTAAAAAATATTTACCAGAATCGCACTTAATTGGAGTATGCGATACCAGCCATACCACTCATCACACGTAGAACGTTGTATGAAAGGGCATAAACACGGACTTTGGCGGTAGATGTTCCGGCAACGGTTCCGGATGACAAAACCAGCTGCAGAACAGCGTTGTCAATTCGTGAAAAGTTGCACGACCCTGAGGGTTGGTGCTCTTCAGGCCTTAGAGCAAATGAGTAAAGATTGATACCGGTATCAGGTGCGCGAGTGTGATGCTGGAAAGGCTGGAGAACATCGAAGTAGGAACCTTCGCGTTCCGAAAAGCGATCCTGGCCGTTGAGCTGGAGCTTTGCAGTGACGACAGGGTTCTCACCCCAGCAGTGCATGTCGAGCGCAGTCTCACCAAGAACGAAAGTACCGGCATCAGAGACACCAGAGTTGTCGTTGTTATTTGCGGTGGAGACACCTGCCCAACCAGTAGGAGATTCGGTCATATCCATGGCATAGGGAGTTTCGAACATACCAGAAGTGTTGATGAACTCATTGATACCGGAGGTAGCCTGGGGAGCACCGAAAGCATAGAGAGCATTCGGCAGCGCATCAATAGCATCAGTATAGTTGAAAGGCTGAGCACCGAGAGTCTTGAAGAGGACACTGTTGTATTCGAGAGACGAGCAGTAATCCACGTTCGCATCGGGCTGGACAACCCAGATGATTTCCTTGCAAGGATGATTGAAATTGAGCTTGATCTTATTGGATGACGATCCGACCGACTCATCGCCGGTAAACTGCAATTGTTCGATGAGGTATTCGTGGGGGTTCTGGGCCATCTTGCGACGTTCATCGGTGTCGAGGAAAATGTAGTCAATGTAGAGAGAGGCGGCCACAAGAGACTGCTGGTACGCATTTGTGACGGATTTCGTGGTGGTAGCGGAGTCGAGGGAATTCACTGCCCAGAGACATTCACCAATAGGACGAATATCAAGATTGATCTTGACCTCGTGGTACTGAAGAGCAATAAGAGGAAGAGCAAGTCCGGGGTTCTTGGTGAACCAGAACTGCAGAGGAATGTAAAGAGTGGTTTCAGGGAGGGCATTGCGGGGAGCACACACCTGGGCAGGGCCGCCGGAGGCGGCACAAGGACCAGCCACATTTGCGAAGGAGGGATCGGTAATGTAGGTCAGCTGAGTGGTGTGACCAATCATCTTCCAGTAACCCTTCTGCTGTTCCGAGCTCATGGTGAGCTGATTCCAGATATGCATCCAGTCACCATACTGGCGATCAATGCGCTGACCACCGATTTCGACTTCCACCTGTGCGATCATCTGTTCGCCGATGTAGTCTAACCAACGAGCATACACACCGCCTGAGGTGCCCTTGAGATCCTGGTTGATTTCAGGGAGAGTGACCTGTAGGTATGTACGGTAAGCAAGATCACCGTTACGTGAGAGAACGGCACTTACACGGCGTCCGAAATCGGCCTGTCCCTGGAAAGTCTGTTCAATACTTTCCATAGCGAAGTTTGTGTGACGACGATACGAAACCTTCCAGTATGTAATCTCAGGAGTTCCGGTCAGAAAAAGATCTTGAGCGCCATAAGCTACGATTTGCATGAGTGCACCAGCCATTTCTGATTAATATAATATGCCTAAATATTTTAATTTCGGAGGAAATTCAACAAATCACTACATGTGTAACATAAACAATTCATTTCGTACATTATTCATTTTTAAAAAAGTATCATAATATGTAGATGATTTTTCGATTTTCGATGGTTCTAAAACCTATTTTTATGATCACGCCTTTCGTTTTTTTCTATAATGATTAATGAAAAGAAATGAATTTAAAAGAGTGCCTGGAAAGTATTCATGGAAGTAAAAAATACCAATAAAAAAACAGACCAGAATCAAACCCTTGATGAAAAACACAACGATATGATGCAAATGTATTACGTGATTGAAAACGATACCATCCCGAAACTCCACAAAGAAATCGAAAAGTTATCGGAAACCGCCAAGAAGAAAAAGGAAAAGAAAACCGAAGCCTATTTCGAATTGCTCGACCAAATTAAAAGTAAAAAGGCCGAGGTGAAGAAACTCGAAACGGCGAAAAATAAATATTTACTGCAGAATTCGCGGTTCATTTTCCACTACTACGAAGAGAAACAGAAAATTTCGAGCGGGGAGAATAAAAAAGATACCAACACGATCAGTACGTTTTTTCGAATCAAGGGAAAAAATGTAGATAGCTGTAATATACATAGCGAGAAATATAAAAACAGTAAAAAGATGTATCAACAGTATTGGAAAAATGTGGGGATTGGTGAAACCCTTCAGCTCCAGGAATACGTGCTGGATTCCGAGACGTGTTTGTTTTGCAATCAGGGAGAATTGATTCCCTTGGAAGAAGAAGGGGTGTTGATTTGTAATAACGTGAAATGTGGGAAATTCGTCATTCATATTATAGACAACAATAAACCGCTCAACAAGGAAATGCCGAATGAAGTGTCTTATACTGCTTATATTCGACTGAATCATTTCAAGGAAATCTTGTCTCAGTTCCAAGCGAAAGAAACGACGAAAATACCGGAAGAAGTATTAGACGCGGTAAAACAACGTATTAAAAAAGAACGGAAAAATATCCATGAGCTCAATTATATCGAAATGCGGAATATTCTGAGTACGCTGGGATATAATAAATACTTCGAACATATCCAGTATATTAATTCCATCTTGGGGATAAAACCGCCGATTATGAACGAAGAACTCATCGAGACTCTTTGCGTATTATTTATCGAAATCCAGCAACCTTGGGCGATTTTCTGTCCCATTACTCGTACCAATTTCTTCAATTATACTTATATATTATGCCAATTATGCGTGCTACTCGATCAACGTCAATATTTACCGTATATCCCCATGATGAAAGACCGTATTAAACAGTTGGAACAGGATATGATTTGGAAACGAGTGTGTGATTATTTGGATTGGGAATATTTCCCTACGGTTTAGAAGAGACAAGTGTTGTGAATGGTTTCCGCAACGAGAACAAAAAGCTCCCTCATTTCAAATGAGGTAGCTTTCTCGTGTTAATAAATTGTAGTTGTCTAACGGACCCCTCGTTTGAAAAGAGGGGTCGGTTTTAATATACTTGGATGAAATAATTTCAGGTGACCCCTCATTTGAAATGAGGGGTCGGTTTTACAGGCCGAGTCGCTTTTCCAAAATCTTTTCTCACCTCGTCGTTTTCAAGAAAACCAATGTTTACCTTTGAAATATTTTGGAATTGAAAAAGCTACCTCGTTTGAAACTATACAGCTTTTGGTACATCACCTTTTGGACGCCGGCTGACTCTATACGATTGAGATTCGTTTTTCGCCACCACTTTTTATAAGACCGGCGTCTTTCCATAATTCCGTCATTTTTTCCATTCTGACCGAATTTATTTGTACGGGGTTTTCATCGGTGTATTCCCATAATATTCTCAGCAAACGGAGAAATAAATCATTGAAGACATCGTCGTTTAATAATACGTGTAATTCGCGNGCTTCGTTCGCTACTTCTATATACGTTTGTTCTATTCCATCTTCGCTTCCCCATTCGAGAAAGATATACTCGTACATGTTCGTGTATTGGCGGAAATGTAGTAGCTGCATGAATCGTCTCTCAATCAACTCTTGATTACCACATATATCCAAGATATTTTGCCCGGATTTCAATGTCTCTAACATCGCCTTTCCTTCGTTCGCTTCGGTAAATATCTTACGGCGTTTATCCATTTTTGATTATATAAAACAGAATAGATATAGTTCAAAAATTGAAGTTGAGAGAAATATACGGATATAAGTATTTTATTATATTATAAGAATGGACGATAACCTGTTTGATAAAATAGACGCCTCGAATATATACTCGGACGTGGAGCCCGACGATATTCACGGGAAAGTGTTGGTCGGGAGTTATATACGATTAGAATCGAGACTCGCATATGCGTCAGGATTGGACGGAAGAACCTTTTTACAGAACTCTTCGGAAACCGTTCATCAGTATTTGCTGGAAAATTGTATCTTTAAAGTTAGACGAAGAACGTTTACGTGTATGAGAATACTAAAAGTAATCGTAATGAGAACGGGGGAGTACGAGGTGATCGATAAAACGTATTGGATCCGATTGATTCAACGATGTTGGAGGTCTCGGCTCGCAATACATAAGGCCAATATAAATAAGTTAGATAAAAAGTATTTATATTATAGAGAATTGCATGGAAACTATCCGGGACTCAAAGGGAAAAAATTGACGGGGATACTGGCGGGGGCATGAGAAGACTTGCGTTACAAGCACTGGATGCATATGTTTGATATAAAAGAACTAAATGCAAGAAGAAATGATTCAGTTCGTAAAATGGCTCGACCGTTGAAATGACCGCAATCAATATTCCGCTGATAACGAGGTGAGTGGCGGCATTATGATCGTTATTATGAAAAAATACGATAATTATTGCTTGGAAATGCATCAAATATTCGATAACGGTTTTTGCTCCATTCAAACGCATAACAGGATTTCCATAAACAGCAATCAAATGCACCAGGGCCAAACATGCACCTTGGTAAATTGCCGTCCTGGCATTTTCTATTTGCAGCAAATTGACAAACACGACTAAAAACGTTCGCAATTGGATACTTAGAACATACAATCTGTTCAACTCGCCACTCACGTCGTCGTCGTCGTCGTCGTCGTCGTCGTCTTTTTGATCTTTCCGTTTTTCAAACATGGCATTGTGGTAACGATAACTGTTCGCCGCCAGAACGAATTGGCCGAAAATGTCGACCCAAAATATCGGATTCGCGGTACCGTAGTACGTGACCACGGAAATGATAGGACTAAGAAAATAGGTATATTGCAGTAATCGTTCATTATTTTTTAATGTATGTCTCGATTGGAAAGCGGAGCGTATATTCTTATACAGTATTTTTAGGATCACACAGCCCCAATACAGGTTAATGCCTAGAAACGCGGTCACGGCCGTATTCATAAAATAAAACGTTTGGGTGCATAGTATGGATTTCATTGCTTCAAAATGGGCCATGTCGAGAAATAAATGTTTTATAAGGAGATAAATCCGAATATAAAAAAACAGGGATATAAAACAGACGCGATTTAATGCGATCCATTTCGCATTCCAGTTGAAATGCTTATCGGTTATATAATTATTTATCACGAGGAAAATGCTACTTAATTCTGAGGAAATAATGACGGCAGTTTGGAAATGTACTGCATCCAAATGATTGGAGAGTTGGTTGAGCGATACACAACCCATACTTATGGTAATAATATGGTGAATAAATAGATCTGCTTTACTGGTTAGGAATATATCGAAGCAACAATGCACCGTGACAATTTTCTGAAGGTAGATAATGACTTCATGTGCCGAATATATCGAGTAATATAATAGTCCTGCTCCACAAACGACCGCTGTTGCAAATGCATGCATATTCTGAATATTCTGAATCAGCGGACTATTTTCGAGCTTCGTCCCACATATAAAATCTACGCACTTCAAAAAGAACATTGCATACCGTATCTCGTGATGCTTTGTTTAATAGGTTTTTTATTATAGTTTTCACAGAACTTCCTCTCTGAGAAAAATATGTTTTATATTTTAAGAATGGCGGATGACATTATTGAAAAAAAGGGGTGTACATTCATCAGTATTTGCTCGATTTAATCTTATTATAAGATGTTCTACGCTTTTTATGACGGTTACGTGTTGTACGTTTCTTATGACGGAGAGGTGTTGTACGCTTCTTATTTGATATTTGCTTTTTATAACGACGGTTCGTTGGTCTATTTTTATTCATTTTTACCTTTGGTCAACAAAAATATAATACCTTTTAGACCAAAAAATAATAGTAATAAAAAGCATTATCTAATGGTCTAAAAATGAGTTCAATTGTTATATATTTTATCACCCTTCTATAAAATATAAAAATCCTAACCTTGAACCCCCCGCCAACTAACCTAACCTGGGGAAACGAACAAGATTCGCGCCGATACCGAAACCGGCACCTCCGCGCGCGCTGGCAGCCATCGTAGGGACAAATACATCCAACACTGCGAACGTTGCGGCAGCGGATAAGGCAATGATGACAATCTCCTCGACGTTTAATTTCTGTTTGGGAATGGCAAAGGCGGCGATAGCGACCATAATACCTTCCACTAAATATTTAATGGCACGTTTCAGAAATTCATTAAACTGGGCGTTCATGACAATATACATTAATAAATATAAAAAAATATTTCCAAGAAAGAACTTAAATCAAAAAATCCTGTTATCCTATAATTCCCTAAAGATGAGCGCCAAAACGTTTGAGAAGAAGATCACCCCCTCTGGCAAATTAAACAGTAGATATGTCGACCTATTAACAGAGGACCCAGTGATCCCGAGTCAAAAATTCGGCTGCTACTCTTTCGTTTCCCCTGAAAAAGTCATTCGGAAACGCGAAATCTTCATGTTCGAAAAATTCGTGAAACAATGGCAGTATTCTAAAGGCCTGTCTATCTATTCGGATTTCACACAATACCTCTCGTTCAAATATAACCTAAATGCCGAGTCAGTCATGAATGATTTGGTGGAATTCTGCAAAGAGGAAGAAAATGTCCTAAAGAGAGAGGACGTCGAGGGGGATTTCAAATCGTTCATGGATAAAAACGAAGACAGATTGGGAGAAGAGTTCAATCGAGACAATAAATTCCAGACTTCTGTCCGTGGTTTTATGAATCGCGGGAATTTCGGAACAGCTGAAGAAGCGGAAAAGTATGCGAAAGAAATCAGAGATCGTGATCCGAATCATGACATTTTTGTCGGTCGAAATTTCGTCTGGACCCCGTTCGATCCGGACGCGTACAAGACGGGAAGAGTCGAATTCTTGGAAGAAGAATTGAATCAGTTGCACCATGAAAAACTGAAGAATGAAAAACAAGCGAAGGAAGAATTCGACAAACGGTTGTACGAGGCGAAACGAAAAGCCATTCAAGATAATATTGAAAAGGCGAAGAAGAGCGGGAATAAACTCACTCAAACGATCGACGAAGAAGGAAATCTATCGGGGGTCAAAGAAACCGTCGATTTTGAAAGTCGAGATGTCGCGAAAAAATAAGGTATGAAAAATTATACAAAAGGTATGCTGATGTCGGATGAGGAGGATGCTGCTTCTATTTGAGCCGCTTCTCTTTCCGCTGCTACATCTCTTTCGTTCGCTCTAATTTCTGCTAATTCTGTTCTTTTTTCCGCTCTTATATCAGTGGCTTCTTGTCTTTTTTCTGCATCTATGTCCGCTTGTACGTCAGGACCACTACCACCATCATCGACGCCACCATCATCGCCACCACCATCATCATCGCCGCCACCACCACCACCACCACCACCACCTCCGCCTCCATTCTCTTTTGCTTTACCCTTCCGCTTCTGCATACCATAACCTTCTTTACTGCTGAAGCTGCTGAATATGTTCGCAATACATATGGAGATAAGTATGATAACGGTATTATTATTTAAAAACAAAGACGATATAAGTCCAGTTGCAATAAAAAGAAGAAGAGACAAAAACTCTCCCATGTAACAAAACTGCATAACATTCGCTATTGCTAAAAACGACATCAAATAGAAAAAATATTTATGTTGCAATATCTTTGTTTTTATTTTCCTTCCCATCTACTATATATACTTTACTGTATTAAATAAAATATATATCTTCATTTTCCTACCACCACTTCCACCATTTGGTCCGTGGTGGTGGAGGCACCTCAAACATTTCTACCATCTCAAACTTCGTTTTTTCCTGTTGTTCCAATTTCTCTAATATGGCGGCATTTTTTCTCTGTTCGTTTTTCTTTTTCTTCGACTCGGCTGCTTCCGCACGTAGTTGTAAGGCCCGAAGTTGTTTCTTCTGTTTATTTGAATAGTCCCATACACCATTCTCTGCGTTCCACGTATTTTTTCCCAGCATATATTAGTCACTCACACATAATATTTATCAATTCCGTCTAAATCAAACAATGTCTTATGTCCGGTTCCCGTATGTCCGGTTTCCTTATGTCCGGTTTCCTTATGTCCGGTTTCCTTATGTCCGGTTCCCGTCTTTACGACTTCGAATTGCGCGAAAAGTGGATTGTCCAGTTGATTTTCCGGCGTGTGTTTATGAACAATTCGGGATATCATTTTGTACAGTTTGAAATTCGGATACCGCTCGTCTCCATTTTTCTTGTACAAGACATTCTTGCCATAATCGTCCGTACACCATTCCAACACCAGTTTTTGCACGGCCGACATTTTCTGTACATTCGGCTCTTCTTCAAACACGAAATCATACATGGAACAGCCTAATCTACATAGATCGAAACTCTTGTTCGGTTCCAGGCGTGGTTTATCGCTATTGAAATAAGGTTCGAAATTATACTGACCATGTGCATCTCCACTCGGCGCGAAACTGTCGCTGCACATGATTTTATCCTGGAATTTATATATCGCCCGACCGAAATCAATGATCTTATATATTTTCCCGTAAGTAGGGACTTTGTACGTCTTGCCGTTAAATTTATAGTAGAGGAATTTCGTCTTGGTCTCTTTGTACAAAATATTATTGGTATGGAGATCATTATGTGTAAAGGAAAACAGTTTCTGGTACACGAGCAAGGTAAAAATCACTTGAAATAGTGCGCTGATGATTTCATTATCATTTATGGCTTCGTCTTCTAACAATGAATCAAAGGTCCCGTCGCATTTTTCCAATGCAATCATTTGTATAGGGAAATTGTACAAATATGCATAAATCTCGTCTTCGTCCTCGTCTTCGTCCTCGTCTTCGTCCTCGTCTTCGTCTTCGTCTTCGTCATCGTCCTCGTCCTCGTCCTCGTCATCGTCTTCGTCATCGTCATCGTCATCGTCCTCGATTATTTTTGGTTTCGTTTTTTTTCTACGGTGAAATCTTTCATCGTGATCTTCTTCTTCATCTTCTTCATCTTCTTCGTCCGTATTACAAACGACACTATTTTCTTCAGAATCCACTCCATCGTCGTCGTCGTCGTCGTCGTCTTTTTTACTCTGGAAAATCACTTCTGTACTGAAATCGTCAGATACTACTACGTCGTCTTCTGCATGTATTTCGACCACGTCATCGATTGCAATATGCTCATCGGATATCTGTATAATCGGTCTGTTAGACTGCGTATTTTTCACGGGAAATCCATCTTTATTACTATTACCATTACTATTACCATGGTCGTCGTATTCTTGGATATCGAAATATTTTCCATTATTCGTTTTGAAAAACTCGGAATCCGCTAAATAATCCAAATCTTCCGAGACATCGAACCGGAATTTTTTCTGTACCGCCACGTTCGACCCGTAGAAGTCGATCCCATTGACAAAAGTATGGTGGTTCAACACCTGGCTGGACAGATAGTTGAAGAAATTATCTACATAAGAAGAATTGTTCCGATTTGATAGTTTATTATTATGATTATTCGTGATTTCGTCTCCAGGCGAAGGTAACTTGCTGTTGGCGACATGATTCTTTGCATATTTCCCAATAAGATAATGGACAGGGTCGAGTAAAGGTGCATACTTGATGAATATGTCGGCAGGTTTTTTCTTTCCATTTACGGTGGAAACCACGTTGGACTTGTCGAAGACTTGATAGGAATGATTTAATGCCATAGATTGGATAGAAGCATCGTCTAGATCATCGAAGAAAGTGGAATAGAGGGGATTATAATGTTGAATACAGGAAATATCCATGGGATTGTAATCGTCTTCTTTGAAATCCATCTCCGACAGGAATTGCGGAGAAGCTTTGACATATCCTAAAGTAAATACCATTATGGAATGATTGTACAAAGGATTTTGTATGTATAAACGAGTTCGCCAAAATACTTTAATTTTTTTCTGTCGGGATACAATATTATGACGTTGCAACTAAAGAAATTTGATATGCGTACAATCACCTTTCGTCCGAATGAGAGCAAAGGTCCAGTCATTGTTCTGATCGGTCGGCGTGATACGGGGAAAACCTTCTTAGTGAAAGATCTCCTCTATTTTCACCAAGATATTCCCATCGGAACGGTGATTTCCGGAACGGAAGCCGGAAATGGGTTTTACTCCGCCCTTGTCCCGAAACTGTTTATTCACGACGAATATAGTTCTGCCCTTATTGAAAATGTACTAAGACGCCAGAAGACGGTATTGAAACAAATGAAAAAGGAGATTGAAGAATATAAACGGACCACGATTGATCCGCGCACGTTTGTGATATTAGATGACTGTTTATATGACAATTCATGGTCGAGAGATAAACTGATGCGGTTGTTATTCATGAATGGTCGTCATTGGAAAGTGATGTTGATCATTACCATGCAATACCCTTTAGGAATTCCACCCACATTACGAACGAACATAGATTATGTGTTTATCTTGAGAGAACCCTATCTAACCAATCGAAAACGTATTTGGGAGAATTACGCGAGTATGTTTCCCACATTGGAATCATTTAGTAGTGTCATGGATCAAACCACCGAAAACTTTGAGTGTTTAGTGATTAACAACAACGCGAAATCGAATAAATTGGAAGATCAGATATTTTGGTACAAGGCGGAAACCCGGCCGGACTTCAAATTAGGGTCGAAAGAGTTTTGGGAAATCTCCAGGCAAATGGAATCCGATGACGAGGACGAGCATTATGACCCGAATAAAAACAGGAAACCAAAACCTGGCGGGCAAATCACTGTACGGAAAAATAAATGGTGAACATATAGTATATACCCAAAAAATATATTATGGCAGAAGATAATCCGGAAACCCTTAAAAGCGCGCAAGATTATCTCATGTTCATTTTGAATGAGTCGCATTTGTACTTGCTGTTTGCTTTTGTAATTCTTTATTCGTTTGTCTCTTTGGGATACACGTCTTATGCGAAACATCATCATCATGCTAAAATGCCCGTGTCTTTGCCGCGTCTGTTTGACTATATTCTTCTTCTCGTGGTGATTGCTTTTGTTGCATACTACTACATCACGGCAGATGAATACACGAAAACCCATTTGCTCGACGAATTTATGAAATGGAGCTATAAATTCTATGAAGAACCGGCGATGATGTTTTCCACGATGATTTTTATATGTGTCTTTATATTGATCACGTTTGCATTGAATATCCCGACCCATGGAGAAAACACGCCATTCAGCGTGACCATCATATCTCATAAAGGATGGTATTTACTGTATTCTCAAGTGATCGTCTTGATCTTGAAATATGGATTAGGACTGGATTTGATACGTTACTTGAAAGATCCGAAAAATTATCATAGTGGTAGCCCACCGCCAGACGATGAAGAAACCGTAAAAGATCCAGAAAAAGAATCAGGAAAAGAAAAAGGTTCTGGAAAAGACGAAGTGTTTCATATAAATAATAATTTGTACACGTACGGCGATGCAAAACATATTTGTGCGTCCCTTGATTCGAGATTGGCTTCGTACGAAGAAATAGAAGCGGCATATAAAAAAGGAGGAGAATGGTGTGGTTACGGATGGAGCGAGGATCAACTGGCGCTTTTCCCCACACAGCACGAGACATGGTCGAGACTACAGAAGGATCCAACGACGAAAAATATGTGTGGTCGGCCAGGAATTAATGGAGGATTTATTCAAAACCCCGCGACGAAATATGGAGTGAATTGTTTCGGAATAAAACCGGATGAAAAAATGAAAGCAGTAGGGATTGCACCGAACAGTAAAGAATATTTGGTGCAATTCGAGAAAGATGGGGTGGCCAATGTGAATGCCTGGAAAAATAAACGACAATCTCTATCGGTTCTACCGTTTAATCCATTGCAATGGTCTTCTTCTTCTTCTTCTTCGACTTCTTAGTCGTCGTCTTCGACTTCTTAGAAGCATGGCAAAAAACGGCACTGTTTCTTTATCTTTTTCGTGGTTTCCTTTAAATCAATCATTTGAGTGCATAAGGAAAGAATGGTGTAGATGGAACCGATAAGCAATTCTTTCTCTTCGGCCGTCATTTCATTTCCAAGTTTATACTGTATAAACACCTCCACTAATAATTTAAATACTTGTTCGACTTCTTCTGCGGTCACTGTCACTCGCATGGTATCATAAATGATATACATTTCCTTCAACAATTCGATGATTTCCTTTACATCCATCACATTGATCTGTTTGTCGGCGACAATTTTTCCGAACAACCTTTCCATGTTTTCCAAATGAGTGATTGTTTCCTCGTGACGTTTCATAAGAGGAAGTAAAGAGACCAGTTTTTTAACTTTCGGGGCAATTTCTTTTTTGGTGCCATTCCTATCTGCACGTAAAAAATCCACTATTATTTCAGACAAGGTCATTTCGTTTTTCAGAACTGCGACTTCTTCTTTTGGCGGAGGCGGAGGAGGACTACTAGACATGATGCTTGTAATATACTATCTCTATATATAATATTTAATATCATATATATACATTGCGTGTGTGTGTGTGTGTTTAAAATCCGGGCACTCCGGTGAATACTTGTGTGTTTTCCGGTTTCAATACATTCGTATTCGTTACGACGGCGACAAAATCATCAATTTTATTTTTATTGTATATAAACACGAACGAGCAAACAAAAGCGGCCACGGAAACCATCAGCACGTCTCTCACTATTTCTCTTAAAGGTTTCATTTTCTGTTCTAAAAACCGCATCTCCAAATACTTTATAATAGAGTAAAGCACACTTATCGCCACAGCCAAAATGAAAGCTTTTTCCATCTATACGTAGTTACAGAATAAATAAGATCCTTTCTAAACGTATATTCTTACATATCAGTGATGTCGCCTAAAGAAACATAATCGGACGAAGAAGAAGAAGATGGTTTGTCCAAATCAAACACATCGTTCAGGTCGATATCGTCATCCATGTGGATTTTCAGTTTTCCGTTTTTAGCCTGATAGTCTTCTTCGTTCTCTTCTTCTTCTTTCCTTTTTTCGTTTCTGTCGGCGCTTAATTTTTCAAGCCGGTCTATTGTTTTCGGTGCAGTAATAGATGAGCCATCGGACACACCATCTACATCATTGAATGTCAATCGTGTAACGACTTTTTCATTATTTAAATTATCCACGGATAGGACAGGCGGTAATTCTTCCGGTACTATCTCTTCTTCTTCTTTTACCTCCTCTTTCTTTTCTTCCGCCTTCTTATCTTTCTTTTCGTCTTCTTCGTTGTCTTCTTCTATCACTGGTTCAATCGTGACTACTTCTTCGTCTTCTAACGATTCATCCAAATACGCACGAATGATTGCTTCGGTGGGAATACTCTCTCGAATAGAATTCAAAATACATTCCTGGATAATGATTTCCAATTCACGACGATTCTTTTGCACCAATAAGCCACTGATATCTTTCTCAAATAAATAGATATTGCTATAGACTTTCCGTGCGACGTGGATATAGACACGGTGTATGAATAAATCCAATTTCGGGATGGAAATATCGATCTTTTTTTGTTTATTGCCGACGCGAATACAAGTGAGGACTTTCAACTGTATGATATGAACACACGTGATTAAATCCTCTAAATAATTACAGCCACTTTTCTCAATAATTCTTTTCCGCTCTTGTTCAACGATGATATTATTCCATTTCGGGATCTGCGCGAGCATATTTTGAAACGTCATGAGATATTTGGAGAATTCGCCGCTCTCCTTGCACATTAACCAGGCTTCGTCAAAAATAGATCGAATTCCTTCCGAAACTAAAGGAGTCAGGATAGAAACCAATCTCCCACACCATTCATTTTTGGATTCATGTAAACTCGAAAGAACGAAATCGTCCATTTATTCTACCTTTGATTTAAGCCTTTAAGTGTTTTTCTTCTTTCTGTTTATAAAAAAGAGATTTTGCTTAAATCGACCTGGGCTTCGTTCACCATAATCGATAAAACGAACAACATCAATAATTTCTCGCACCTATACTCGACCCTCACTTTGGAAAAACACATCCCGATATTCGCTTTTTCCAAATTCGTCCATTCATCGCGGGTCTGCACCCAGTCTATAATATCGCTGCAACAAAATGCGTTTTCATATAATTCATTGACAACATGTACCATTTTGGAATGGGATTTTTGCGTGGTGGTTGCACATCTATTCGAAAATACCTCGAGGAAAGGGGTGATTAGGCGCACACGTTCATTGTTCCTGCCACTACTACTCTCGCAATTATCCAGAGTCGGAACATATATTTCGCAAAACCGAGAGATGATCGGGTCGAGTAATTTATTTTTATTTTCGACGACGATGAAAAACCGGGTGTTTTTACTGAATTGTTCAATACATCTCCTTAGTGCAGATTGTGCATCTATAGTCAGATGATCGGCGTTTAACAGTACCACCGATTTAAAAGGTATTCCGGGTTGGGCATTGGTTTTCGCAAAGAATTTGATTTCGTCTCGTGTGAATTTAATCCCTTTGCCATGCGCACAGTTNACAAACATGACATTCTCCGCGAAATATTTCTCGTCGCCGTATATCATGTTTAGAAATTGAATCATNATTTTCTCTTTCTCGCAATGCGGAGAGCCGTAAAAGATGGTATGTGGGACTCGTTGTAATCGGCAGAATGATCGCAATTTGCTGTATATATTTTCATACGTCATTGTGTGAAAGTATAATTCGGTTTATATATTATTTGATTTGAATTTAGTTTTAATGCTATTTATTGATATTGGTGTTGCTGGTGGTGGATTTGGATTTGGTTCTGTTGTTGGTGTTGGTGGTGGTGGATTTGGATTTGGTTCTGTTGTTGGTGTTGGTGGCGGGGATGGCGGGAAAATAACATCTACGCTGTGTTTCCCCAGTTTTTGCCCATTTAACATATATTTGCCTCGATACAGTGCTTTGAATCCAGGAAAGTTTTTCCCTGTTGCGGAGTTTATTATATTATTACTCCCGTCGATATAGAGTGTATCAGTTCTTCGTGGTTGTTCTTCAAAAGATTCTTTCGACGATAAGGAATTATAGTTCACATAGCATAAAAGGATGAATAAAAACACGACTACTACGGCAATCACGATATACCCTGAATATTTTCGNATCCCGTTCATTTTCATTTTCATTTTCATTCTCTTATCTTATATTGTANNACNATATAAAAAACACCTAAAGCTCCTTGACGAATTTCACTTGTTTCGTGAACCGATATTTCTCGTAAAACATTGTTCGTCTCTTGATATTGCAAGAAAGACAAGCGATTTCCACGTTATCTTTATTATGTCCTCTCTCGTTATAAATACGTTCTAACGTCCATTGCTTGGGATCTCTCGCCACGTCGTATAATATTTTAACCGATTCTTTGCAGTAAAAACATTTCTCGTTGCATTCTCGCAGCAATTGTAACACATGATCCAAATCCACAAATGTTTCACTGTCAAAGATGTTTTTCAGCGTATCTTGGTGACGATACCCTTCGATTTTCCGACGGAGTTCTCTCAACATGATCGTTTTTTTCTTGTTTATTTGTTTTTTTTCTTCTTCTTGTTCTTGATCTTCTGCTTCTCCTAATCCATCTGCTGCTTCTCCTTCTGCTGATTCTGCTTTGTCATCGGCCAAGAATACCAGCTGACCCGTAAATTGAATATCGTCGCTGGTTATATGATTCACCCATTGGAGTTGGTGGGTAATGATGCGTTTTTTTGGCGGGATCNGTTCTTTTGGCGGGATCCGTTCTTTTTTTCCCTTTTTTTTATTGCGTTTATTAATGGAAGGCATCTGTATCGTTTTGCATTCTCCCACGTCGTTTATATCATCCATATAGTATACAAAAGAAACAACAACACTTATGAAAAGATAATGAATATATCATTTGGATAATATATATAATAAAGACAATCCATGTCTTCTACAGCGACAGCGACAGCGACAGAAAATGAAGTTAATATCGATACTCTATTAGACCAAGAAAATACCCACAATAAAACAGAGTCGTGGAATAAATTGAACAAGACGCTAAAGATCCAAAAACTCCACCATTTCTCTGAAAAATACGGAAAGGAACATAAATATTCCGTCAAGGAAATCAAACAGCTGAAACATTTCTTCTCCGACGCCCTCGAGAAAAAGAAACTGCAGAAAGCGAAAGAAGTCGTGTATGACAAGAACACTCACGAAATCACGGAAATTCCCGGTTTATACTACCATGTGATTAGCAAAGCATTTACTATTCGTGCCGATGTAAAACGCCAATCGACCTTGAAATCGCTCACTCCGAAACGTTCTATTGAAAAATTGAATGTAGAAGAAGTCAAAGAAGATTCAAAAGCAATATAAACTTATTCGCCTCATATATACTATATCAACCCGATGAAGAAGTTAACCGAAGACGAAATCAATGAAATAACCGAAGTGTGGTATGAATTGGCCGAAGAGTATGTAGAGTGCGATTCCTCTTTCTTCTCCAGTCCTCATTGTATGGATATTTTTACCACGCATATGTACGAATACATTGTCGTGATTGCCATCGAAGAAGGATGGGTTTTAGAGGACGAGGACGATCACGAGGAAGAGCTTTTCGAATGGGTGACGTCGTTTTGCAAGACGTTTTTAGAAGAATATGGTATTCCCTCACGTCAGTCGGGAGAATATTCTACCTGTGTCTTTACGAAACCTGAAATCGAGAGAGCCTTGAACCGTATTGGCGAATTCCCCGTCCAGGTACAAAGAAGTGAGGAATGGTACGCTCTACGCTATGACCGGTTTAGTGCGAGTAATTTATGGAAACTATTCGGGTCACCTTCTCAACTGAANAGTTTGATCTATGAAAAATGTAGAGGAGTTAATGATAATACACAACAAACGAATGACGTTCTTATGCCCAATGCGCGAAATTGGGGGATTAAATACGAACCCGTCACTGTACTCATCTATGAAGATATGTTCAAAACCAAAGTGAATACGAATTACGGATGTCTTCCTCATCCAACTTTACCTATTGGCGCATCGCCCGATGGAATTGTGACGGATCCGTCTTCCGACCGATATGGACGATTGGTGGAAATTAAAAACATATTTAACCGTGATATCGACGGGATTCCGTCAGAAGAGTACTGGATTCAAATGCAAACACAATTGGAGGTATGTCAATTGGAAATGTGTGATTTCGTGGAGACACGTTTCAAAGAATACCCGACGTTCGAAGGGTATTTAAAAGACGACACGGTCAAGTACAAGGGAATCATTTTGTTTTTCCTGGCGAAAAATACCGAATTCCATAAATCGAAATACGTGTATATGCCCTTGTCGATTACCGATATAGAAGAATGGATTGAGAAAACGAGCGAGGAGTGGAGAGACAGTCATGTTTTATACGAAAAAAATTACTGGTATCTTGATGAAATATCGTGTGTGGAGGTGGAGCGGAATGCGGTTTGGTTCCACGGAGCTATCCCTCTTATAAATCAACAGTGGGGAGTTGTATTGAAAGAAAGGAAAGAAGGATATATACATCGTGCGCCGAAATCGAGGACTACGAACAATAAAAACACTAATAAACCTGACCTCATAGAATATTCAAGTCATATACCACCTGTAGTCAAACTGATTAAATTAGATTGGTAAATAAAAAACTTATTTTATTTTATAGGAGGGGTAGTAGTTACAGGTACTGGACCTTGAGGAACACTGACACCAGTTGCCGGTTGGACAGGTATTTCTAATTTAATAAATTGGTTGTTCCCCACAGGAATAGTATAAAAAGTTACTCCAGCGGACCCAGGCGTTTCATTTGCAGTGGGAGTGACCACATTGGGTGTTAGTGCGGATGTCGTAGTAGTAGGCGTGGTAGCAGGCGCCGTAACAAAATTTTCAACAGTATATCTCTGAAATATTTGAAACGCTAAGGTGATCAAGAAGATTCCTCCCAACAAGAGAACGACTCTTAAATTCAACGGCTTCATAATGAAATAATATATATTTGCTAAATATATTATTTTACCGCTCTTCCCGTATATTGTCCATATTTATAAACAATGGACGTACATGAACATTCCCTTCCAACTGGTTATACAGAACATAACTGAACGTCGATCCTCCCCTGAACGATTTTTTCCCGGGTGACGATGATGAATGATGGAAATTACCAATCAAATAATTCGTACAATATTTTCCCAACAATAGATCGACTACGCCGTTCATTTCCCTCCCGAACTCCTCGATATTCGGTCGAACATATACGTTATACCCTTCCTTTTTCATCGTCTCAATGATATCATTGTGTTCCACGAGAGACGTCAGTACGATATTCACATCATCTTCTTTGGATGCATGTGTTCGAACCAGATTTAAAAAGGTCATTTCGTAAGCGAATCGGTATTGTTCTACGGTCATATGATTCAGTTTTGCCCAATGGATCATTGCGTCCATCTCGTTTCTCACATGGAAAACATTGATTTTTTCCTTTTCTTCCCTCCTGTTGTTCCGAATCGCTTCCATGAACGCATTTGCCTCTATAGAGAATCGTTTATGGTAATGCAGTAAGTTTAAAAACGCATCAAAGAACGGTTTCATTTCTTTTGCGTCGTCTCTACTGATTCGCGTCAACCATGGAGACGTGATATCCAACACATGTCTGCAGGATTTATGTTCGTAGTACTGCTGTAAATGATTGATTTCAATCGGTTCGTTGAAAATCAATTTACGTTCATGAAACGTTTTCATGAAAGGAATGCCATTCAAAGAATAATAGACATATATTTGTTTTCGCATCTGAGGACACGGATCGCTTCCCAATACGTCGTTCATTCCGGTCCATTGTGGGATATATAACCGGTTCTCGACATAAAACCGTTCTCTCACCGTTTGCGTCATATCGACTACATGAACATCTTTCAATCCGTATTCTACTTTGTCGAGCGTCATTTTCACATCTTTCTTGTAAATCAAACGAATATTGTACGGTTTCAGTTCCTCGTTCGTTTTCTCTATATCCAACACCTCGTTTGCGGAAATCGGTTCTAATGTATGAATATCTTTTATGAAATCGTCTAAAATGACCACTTTATGACCGCTTTGCACCGCTGCAATCACCAGCGAATTCACAATATTAAATAATTGGTTGCATAGACCGGTATATGGGAACCCGACTTTACAGAAAAAAATCCCGTGTTCAAATCCGGACTGCACGCATTCCCGATAATTTTCCGGAGGATATGCTTGTTCGTACATATGTTCGATCGTATGGACATTGAAAAAAAGAGGATTGTTCTGTAAAAGCCAGAATTCGGGATGGTATTTATCTTTCAGATAGTGGATCGGCAAATGCTTTATATATTCCGCCGTCGCCCACCAAAAATTCCCCGAATAATGCTGCCCATTCCCATGTTCGAGAGGTCGATAATTNACACCTACTGTATCATATACTTTCAAAATCGGCAGACATTTCTCGTATTGATCCACCAAACAATACATCATGAATTGATTCCACGCTTTCACGCCGTTATAGAAAACATGGTCCGATCCATAAGAAATGCCTTTTGTGTGCATATACAGAATTTTATAATCGGGATGGAGTTTTGCAAAGACGGAAAGAAGTCGAATCGTCACGTTCTCGAATTCCATTGTATTTTCCGTATAATATATTACTTTGGCCGGTGCATAAATCGTTTCGAATTTCGCAGTATCTATCGGCTGACCCGTATTTACAATACAAACATGATCCATTCTGGCTAATAACCCCGACGATTTCATACGATCCAGGAGTTCAATGAGAAATGTATCTTTCCATAAATCCAACGTCGTGCTGTGTACGAAACACGCAAGTTTGTCTCGGGATATATCTATTTGCATTTTGTATAAAGTCTCATTTGTTTTTTATGTTTATTTGCATGGAATTTATTTATAACTATAAATAAGTATTATTGTAATAGTATCCATGGAACTTATTATTTCTATTCTTCTGATTAAAATGAATACAGAACGTATATAAATAAAAAGTCCGTTATTATTATATATCCCAACAATCGAAAATGGCTTCGTCTGCTCCGCTTGCGGAAGATTCCGAGATGTACGTCACAAAAAGAAACAATCATCGCGAAATCATGTCTTTTGATAAAATCTTGAAGAGAATCAAAAAAGTCGGCCAAGAAGTCAATATCAAAATAAACTATTCCGCATTGGCGATTAAAGTCATTGACCAATTGTACGATGGAATATCCACCACAAAAATCGACGAACTCACTGCCGAACAATGTGCGTCCATGTCATCCGTACATCCAGATTATAATACTCTTGCGGGTCGAATTACTATTTCCAATCATCATAAAAACACAAAGAATTCCTTTAGCCAGGTGATGAAGGAGTTATATCAATACAAAGATCAACATGGTCAAGTGTATCCTTTAGTCTCTCCGAAATTCTATAAAACCATCATCTATTACGGAAAAGAAAAACTCGACGCGCTATGTGATTATCATCGCGACTATCTAATCGATTTTTTCGGATTCAAAACACTGGAAAAGTCATATCTGATGAAGATCAATAAACGTATTGTCGAGAGACCGCAACATATGTGGTTACGTGTCGCGATCGGAATCCATGATCGCGATTGGGAAAGAGTGGAAGAAACCTATCAATACATGTCTCAAAAATACTTTACACATGCTACTCCGACGTTATTCAATGCGGGGACTCCTACCCCACAACTCAGTTCTTGTTATTTGATGGCGATGGAAGAGGATAGTATAGATGGTATTTTCAATACATTGAAAGATTGTGCATTGATTTCGAAATGGGCGGGTGGCATTGGACTCCATATCCATAATGTCCGTGCGGCGGGAAGTCAAATTCGCGGGACAAATGGAACATCGAACGGGATTCTTCCCATGTTAAAAGTATTCAACAATACGGCCAAATATGTCGATCAAGGGGGAGGAAAACGAAATGGATCTATTGCCATTTATCTCGAACCTTGGCATGCGGATATTGAAATGTTTTTGCAAATGCGTAAAAATCACGGCGACGAAGAATTGAAAGCCCGAGATTTGTTTTATGCGTTGTGGGTACCGGATTTATTCATGAAGAGAGTAAAGTCCGGTGAGAAATGGACTCTTTTTTGTCCAGCGGAATGTCCTGGTCTTTCCGATTGTATCGGTGTCGAATTCGAGACATTATATGAAAAGTATGAATCAGAAGGAAAAGGTCGGCAAACGTTAGGCGCACGTGATTTATGGTTTCAAATATTAGATTCGCAAATGGAAACGGGCACTCCTTATTTATTGTACAAAGATACGTGCAACGAGAAATCGAACCAGAAAAACGTAGGAGTCATAAAGTCATCGAATCTATGTGTTTGTCCGGAAACGCAAATTCTCACGAAAGACGGGTATTTCCCCATCGTTTCTTTGTATCCAGGAAATTATCCTCCAAATACTCCAGAATATGACCAGGCGAGGAAAGTAGAAGTCTGGAATGGACAAGAATTCAGCGAAGTAGAGATATTCAAAACTGGCACGGATGTTTCGTTTATCGAAGTATCAACTTCGGATGGATCTTCTTTGGTTTGTACGCCTGGACATCGATTTTATATTCGAGACGGGTCGGGGAAATGTGTGCTGAAAGAAGCGCAAGATTTGTTACCGGGGGATTTATTGGAGACGTCGAAATTCCCGGTGATTGATGGCAAAGAACAGTTCCTCTACCCTATAAAGTCTCCGCAAATGGAAGGATGTGAAGCGGGGAAAAACAATTTGAAAATAAAACCTGACAATATTGCGCAAAAAATATATGTTCCGATGAATCATTCTTTGAAAGAAAAACTGCAATGGTTTGCCGGATTCATTGAACCTTTTGTCGCAATTGCTATAGATGAACACGACGATTGTGTGATGGCGTACAGTGTATCGCGGATCTTCTTGGAAGATGTGAAATTCCTGTTACAAACGTGTGGAATAAATACAATCTTATATGATTTGAAAGAACCTGATTCGGGAAAAGTGGCCGTCGCTGAACTATTGATTACAATGGAACAATTGCGATGGTTGCAAGAAGCACACGGCGAGTTTTTCAAATTCAGTACGTTCGATTTTATAAATCATTTGCCGTTGTCCGAAGAAGAACTGAATTCGTTGAGAATGAATCCGAATGTCCGTGTGGTCAAAGTGGTTCCATCCTCGAGAATAGACGATTCGTTTTGTTTTACCGAACCGAAAGCGCATGCAGGTATTTTCAATGGCATACGTACTTCGCAATGTACCGAAATCCTCGAGTATTCCGATAAAGACGAAACTGCCGTGTGTAATTTAGCCAGTATTTCGTTGGCGTCTTTCGTAAAAGACGTGCATACGTTCGATTACGAAGAACTCCATAAAGTCACTCGGATCGTCACGCGTAATCTGAATAAAGTGATTGATATTAATTTCTATCCCACTCCGAAAACAGAAAAAAGTAATCTACGCCATAGACCCATTGGATTGGGAGTACAGGGATTAGCCGATGTTTTTTTCTTAATGAATCTTTCGTTTTCGAGTACAGAATCCAAAGCCATCAATAAACGGATATTCGAAACGATCTATCATGCGGCATTGACTGAATCCTGTCATTTGTCGAAAGAGTTTGGGCCATACGAGACGTTTAAAGGATCACCCGCTTCGTTTGGTATTTTACAATTCGATATGTGGGAAAACGCACATCCGGGAAACAGTCGATATGATTGGGATGTATTGAAAGAAGATATCAAAGCAAATGGACTGCGTAATTCATTGCTGGTGGCGCCCATGCCCACTGCATCTACTTCGCAAATATTAGGAAATAATGAATGTATTGAACCGATTACCAGCAATATATATAGTCGGCGTACTTTGGCGGGAGAATTCATTATGGTGAATAAACATCTGATGAAGGAAATGTTGGAAAAGGATCGATGGAATGAAACGTTCAAAAATAACATGGTGGCGAATAATGGCAGTGTTCAATCGTTTGATTATTTAGAACCGGAAATTCGCGAAAAATACCGGACCGTTTGGGAAATTCCAATGAAAGATCTGATTGATATGGCGGCGGACAGAGGCGCATTCATCTGCCAGAGTCAGAGTTTGAATTTATGGCTGGAAGATCCGAATTACAATACCATGACGTCTATGCATTTTTATAGCTGGAACAAAGGATTGAAAACCGGTATATATTATTTGCGCAGACGTCCTCGGCATCATGCCCAGCAATTCACCATCGAACCGGAGAAAAAAGCAGTACCGAAAGAACCGCAGGATCATGTATGTGAAATGTGTTCTGCGTGATAACAGGTTGTTGTTTTTTTGTCCGGTTAATATTTTGTCCGGTTAATATTTTGTCCGGTTAATATTTTGTCAGAATAATATAAATGTTTCGATCTTCGGCTAGAGCCAGTGCGTCGTCATTTGCTACGAGAACAAGTAGCACCACGATGTTTACTAAAAATGTAGCAGGTGGATCAGCTCCGACTGGAGTATTAGATGCAGACTTGCGCGTTATATATGTGGAACTGGCGGGATTGTCAAAACTGTATGCAGCGGGAGATTTCATTACATTAAAAGAACGATTGACAAATCAAAAATTCTCATCATTGTCAATCTCTTTAGGGAGACTTCGCAGTGCCAATACGGAATATGAAATGATAAGAACTTCTACATTATCTGTTCTTCAAGGACTACAACGAGCGTCTGTCCAGAATGTCGAACTGGATGATGTAAAACAGAGTTACAGTGTAGTGAAAGAACGTGCGGGTATTTTAGATGACATGGACAGATTGACCGTGTTTTTAAATGACTTGAATACGAAAGCGAATACCAGTGTGTTGGGAGACTATTCCGTGACTGCATCCGTATCTGCTGTTATTGATCCGCAGTATTTACTGTATATTGAAGAGTATGGTTTTCCACCGGACGGAGTGTTTGATCCTGCAAAATTAGCCAGTATTAATATACGAGCCAGTATGATTTAAGAAAAATTATTTTGTAAATAGTAGTATATATTAACCATAAGACATCATGTTTGACAAAATAAATCCAACGACTGTAAATACTGTAACAAAAGTATTATGCGTGGACTCATTATTTCGTCCTAATTTATACACCACCGAGCCGTCGAACTTTATATATAAATTGTCGGAACCGATCAATAATGTCGTTTCCATCAGACTTTCTTCCATCGAACTTCCGAATAATTGGTATTTGTTTGCAAAGTATGACCACTCGAATATCTTCACGATTACGTGTTACAATGTTCCGGACATGTTAGATGATACTATTATTAGTGAAGAACCGATCAAACATGTCATTGAAATCCCCGAAGGGAACTACTTAGCAGATAAATTTCAACTTGCGCTAAGCAACTATTTTGCCAACACCTTCGGTGGGTTGCAATATATAGGAATTTCTGTAAACGAATTCAATGCGAAAACTGAATTTTTTGCGGGTATAAACATAGGAGATGAGAATAACCCAGCTCAATATCCTTTTAGTCCATATACGAATACAGACATCAGCCCTGACAAACAATTTTATTTCACAATCGATTTCACTATTCCGGGTTTGCCATTATACCCACTGACTAAAACAATTGGTTGGACGTTAGGGTTTCGCAAATATTTCTACACCATCAAAAGAGACGAAAACATCTCGGAACGTATCATTGACACACAATTTCAAACATATGTAGCCTACTTAGAAAGCGAATCGTCTTACGGGTCTTCTTTTTTCCAATATCTCTTTTTAGAACTCGACGATTTTCAAAAAAACGTTGCTTCCAATGCGATTGTTTCGTATAATGGCGAATACAATTTGAGTAATAATATTTTTGCGAAAATTGTCATTACCAGCGGGCAATATACAAGCATCACAGATAACGGAAGCGATTTAATGTTTAAAAAAAGAAACTATTTCGGACCGGTGCGACTGGAGAAACTTCATTTTAGAATACTTACCCGATTCGGTGACGTGATCGACTTGAATGGGAATAATTTCTCTTTAACTTTAGAAATCGAAACTTTGTATTCATAATCATTCCCTGGATTATTTTTAAAATATTTAGGGATTATATACAACAGAATGGTTAATTTTGTTCTGAACGCGTTCAATCGTGAAGTGACCCTGGTTACTGCGGCCCAAATCCCCGCCTATACTCCTACCATCACCACCGACGCGACCATCACGCTTACTACCTCGGTCAGTGCGGCATTACTTCAGAGTGTTTTCTTTTTTCGCGCAGATACAGATATTACGGTGGATGCTTCGTTCGTTTACTACTATGTGAATAAAACACCCTGGTCGAATCTCAGTACAGTCATTAACCCCAGCAACGGAACCGTCACCTCGAATTTCTATGTGGCCAATGACAATGTCAGTAAGGATTTTATTCGTGATTTGGCGAGACAGTTATTTGGTACATATTTAGGGGCGGATATGTTCACTAATGAAGACGCAGTGGTATCCGATATTAATGCGAAATGTGCTGCAGTGGCAACAGAAATTGACACCTTGATTGGTAGCATTGATATTACCACGGGAAGTTTAGCTGGAATGTCTACTGACGGAGCCGGTAAAAAATACTTCAAGGACGATCTCTCCACGAGCAATATTTCTCGTGAAATGTTTAATATTCTCATGACCGCTGCACCTGGAAGATTCGTTGATATCAGCGGCAACTACAATTACAACTCGGTTCAGGACGGATATTATAAGATGCCTATTATTACGGGGGATACTATATCGTTTAAATTGACGATTAATCCTGCGGCAGATCAACGCACCAAGGTACCTACTGGAACGAGTGTGATTAACCAAAGAACCTATACCGTCGTGCTTAATGTGTCTTAGATTCGCGTGTCTT